CAGGATTATCTCCACCTGTTTTTTCGACTTTCTGCCAACCAAACAAATATCTTTGTGCAAAACTATTACTGTAGGACGAACCATACCCCGAAACCATATCACCATTAGGTAAATTCTGAGAAATATTATGATAATCCCCTACAGTGGTTGCCGTAACTACTTGGAAGTATTCAACATCAGATACAAATTTATATGTAATATTCTGAGAACCACCAGTAATTTCATAATTAGTGGAAGTCGACGCTTGATTTGTCGACATGTATGGAACCGTAATATTCGCAATACCATTTGAATTAAATGTAGTGTTACCTGTTATATTAGTATTTACGTTAGGGTCAGTAGAGTTATCAGGATTCTGAAACGATATTAACTGCCCCGCAGGATAATTACCTATTTCACTAGGGTCTACCATCATCATCAAAACATTATCTGTGTGTGATTTTGATGAGTTAATCGGTAAATTCTTATTAACTTTAACCTTTATAGAGTTCCACCCACCGTGGTCATGATATTTCGCTTTAGCATTAAATAAGTTAAATTTTTCAGCCAATGGTAAGTCTCTCGACCTAAACTTTTTACTGGTTGATGCGTTATAATCTTTATCAGTAAACGGTGCTCTTGAAAATTCCTCTTCTTCATCAGTTTCTAATCCAGCCATGACAGATTGAAACCCACTTGTATATTTACTACTCCAACCTTCTCTAACCTCATCATTTCTATCTACCGCATTTATTCTATTAAAGAATGTAGTAGAGTTTACGTCCACCAAACTTGATATGTTAGAATTTATAATTTCATCTTCATTTATTGAATCATTTTCACCTGCGTCACGTCCTTCACATGCACAAGCCTGACACTCAGGATATGATAAGTTTGGTAAAGGAATAGCGGATAACGGACATTTCTTTTGTAACGTAATTGGCGTATATGTTGGACAATTTATTTTACTACCCTGACCTATTAACCACGCCAACCCTTTAAAAATATTACATATGATAATAATAACCCCAAATAATACGGACAGTATAACACCTAACAATAATCTCAATATTGGCCATAAAAAACAGATGACGTGACCGATAACCGTCAACGATAAAAGTACTGGTGTGAAAATTGTCAGTAATAAATTGATAATTAAGAACAACAAGTTGAAGTTCCTAACACCATCATTAACAGGGAATTTATTAGTATCACCCTCACACCCTCTATCTAACACCTCTTTAATACCTAAGAACCTCGCACGACCATAACCTTTTCTATACTCATCAATCAATTGTGATGTAGTATATACCTTATTGTAATTCATCATATAGAATGAATCCTCACATGCTATTGCCGCGTTCTTATCAGCATAGTCATTCCAATCTAAAGAAAACGCATATGACTTTTGAAATTGGATGTAGTCATAGTCAAACTTCTCAACTTCAATAGTTGCATTATTACCAACGACCACATTACCATTTGTAGTTGTCTTTTTGGTAACAGTTATCGTTACATTACCACCCGATGGGAAATCAATCCATTTTTGTGTTTGTAAAATATTATTAACATACACTTCAATCTTTTCCGTATCACCGTTTGGTTTAACATATATAGATTGATTAGCTCCAATCGTAATAGTCTTAGACTCAACAACCTGAGTAGTATCAAAGAAATCAACGTTAGTAATAATTGATGAACTCTTAGTTGAAGGGTCTACTCCTGAATTTGCAGTAGTCCCTGTCCATCCATGTTCCCTGATTTGTGGAACAATAAAATTGGCTCTTTGAATCTCCCCTCTAATTGGGAATAACGCATCCCCATTGATTGCAGGACCATTCTCCTCTGATTGATATTTTACCTTAAACCTGTATTTACCCTTAGTCGGAACACCTATAGATGGGTCATTAGAGATTACTGTCTCACCATACTCATTGGTAACAACGTAATCTAAGTTCATCGGAACATCCACAACAAAGGTCCCGTCTCCATCAATTACTTTACCACCATTTAACAGTTGGTATTGTTCCAATATTGGGTCACCATTTTCATCGATATCAATGGTCTGTCTAACGGCTAAAATTTCACCAGGACCAGTAGATAAATTACATAAGTCACCTTGTTCTGTTCTCGGTTTACAATTTTTCTTGATTGGTCTGTTGTCATTATCAGAAAAAATTGAACCCATAAAGACCGACGTTGGTTGTATTTCAATACCCAAGTCCCTTAAATCAAAGTCCGTTCTTGTGATACCAATATTACATAGGTCTTCTTGACCCCAAAATGGTGTTACATCAATATCTTTAACACTATTAATAATCTGAGGTAAAGCATTAAGATTTTCAGAAGCTTTGAAGTTGGTTCCGTCAAACTGCTCGGCAACACCCATATTCATTCTTATCAAATCCTGAGGTCTCAAAGAGAAACAACCCATATCTGATAAGTCTAAATCCATCATAATCTTTTGACTACCTAATGGAACACCAGTAATCATAAAGTCACCACTGTCATTGGTCTTTACAACATACTTGTAGTATTTTTCATAGATTTCTAATACCTCATTCCTTGTTAAAACATCACCTCTCGATGGGAATGTTCCTGTCGGTGTGTGTCCACCATACTGTTTCTCATAAGGTAAAAGATTGTAACGATACCCATCTTCATTTTTATCGACAGGTGACGTGTATGGGTATAAGGCTGATATTACAGGGTCTTCTAAGTCCATCTCCTCAACAGGAACGAATATAGATATCTTCGCATTAGCAATACCGAAACCACTATTACCAACAACACGACCCACAACCACACCATAATCGGCACAGAATTGTGAGTAAACATCCTCTTGTCTTAATTTGAGAGATAAAATTTCGAGAAAATCAAAATCTTGTTCAATATTAACACGGATGTTTTGGTCGGTCCCTAATTTTGTTCTAATCCTATAAGACTTAGCCATATTGTAGTTTTTAGATAAATACTTATTTATCCATTTTACAATAATAAACCCATAAGTCTTTCTTGTAAATTATTATTACTTAAAGTCGACCGTCTTTAAGTTCTTAACTCTCACCTTAATATCTTTTTCGGGAAACCTTACTTGATAGATTTGAGTTGGTTCAGCAAAGATTGTATCATCAACTGGTAATATCTTTTTAGTCTCCGCATCTGAATATCTTTGAGATGTCTCAGATGATGAATATTGACCACCTGTCTTATTGAAGACTGATAAGTCAGAAACGGAAATAACGCCCGCAACATCTTGGATTCTTCTTCTAATATCGGACAAGAATACATTTTGACCTAAGTCTCTATCCATCGGAGCCATGACCTGATTTACCTCATCAATAATTTTTGTAATCACCTGACCCTGATTTTGTGCCGAATCAATAGCTACTGAAATATCAAATTCTAAATCAATTACTTGAGCCACATTTACAGATATATAATCATTTATCATCCTATACTTAGATAGATAGTTGGCTATGTTTTGTTTCAAGGTGTTCGAAACAGTCTGAGTTAAACTACCATTAGCATCAAATGAAAGAACTTCAATATTAATCTTATTGTCCTTTTCCGTAATCGCGGTTTTAGCAGGTGCACCGTATTTTCCTGGCATTTTCTTAATCAACGCATTATAGTCGTTTACTGTAACAGCCCTGTTCTGTGATGCAAAGTTAAAGGTCACCATATTCCTCATCTCTTCAATAGACGGCTGATTAGCACCTCCGATAGCAGCAGTAACATTGTTTACAAATAAAGAATTAACAACTTGTTGGTTAATAGAGTTACTTGGTCCCGTAACCGCAAAGTTAATAGTCCCCAATTGATTGATTACATTTACACCTACATTTGATGCATCTCCACCACCAATTCTATATTTTACAAATAATGTGGTGTTTGGTGATACTGTCCTACCTAAACCAATATTGTTTTGATAGTCTTGTATTCTCAATGAAACCCCATTTCTTGCGAATTCGGCTAACTGGTCGTCAGGTGTTGTTGTTCCTCCACCAAACTGAACTTTCATGAAACCATTAGGCGTATATTCCGTAATAAACCTAAAATCCGTATCAATATACTTACCCACCTTGAGACCTGGATTATCGGATACTTTTGTTGAGTCCTCAACAAAAACCGTACTTTCCGCTAACGCATCCATCTCATACCATCTGACCTGTGCATTTACAAACTCTGTATATGATGGTGTAGATTGGAATGATGTCCCATCTTTTTGAATGATATCAACAACATTTAAAACATTTTTCTCAGGTAAGAAGAATTCAAAGAAAGGTCTTACATCATTGTTGTTTATTGTTTTCTTATAAACTTTAGTAATACCATTAACGACAACCTCTCTCTTAGTAATAGTGTAATTAATAAGTGTATTATTAGAATCGAAGTTAGGAATTTTAGTTCTGTTAGGGTATCCTTCGTTATTGTATTGAGAAGCAAAATCAATGTCGTAAACATTCTCAAATACTTGACCCGCACCGATAACTTGAGACCCCGCTCTTAGGATACCTAAGTATCTTGTATCTTCTTGGTCACCAGCGGGTGGAACAGTTATTGAAAAATCAACCAAAGCAACAGAAGGTCTGTTACCTGGAATCTTTAAACCATAAGTTCTGGCAATATTAAAGATAGATGAACGTTGTTGTGCATACTGTAATACTGTTTCTTGAATACTTCTATCGATATGGTAATTTAAGTTATCACCAATGGCTGCGTTCAAATCCATCAATACCGAATAAACTGCGGCATCGTTGAAGTTGTCAATAAGTTCAGGATAATACTGTCTTGTATAATTTACGAGGTCCTGTCTTAACCCTTCGAAATCTCTTTCGGTATATGATATTTTTCTATTCGCCATATACTATTAAATATTTATGATTACGAAATCTTTGGAATCAAAAGTTCCGTCATTTATTGAATAATCTATTCTTAGTTTTGCAGTATACTCTTCAGTACCTCTACCAGGTATTCTATATATTCCACCGATACCTAATTTCTCCTGATTTAATTCTCCCTCGGCCTCTAAATCTTCAAGGTATGGTGTCAATGTAATATTATTAACAGTTAGGTTAGGAATATACTTTTCTATTGAATTTTTTACATCTTCTTTAATTGCTTCGAAACTTGTACCATCCATCGGTTCAAAAATAAACTCATAAATTCTTGTTCCAAAGTCAGGTAAATAATACCTACTACCCTTTCGAGTTAGAATTAAATGAAGTAAGTCAGTTCTAATCTCTTCATCCGTTGTTTGTGAAAGAGAAAGATACTTACCTTCTTTACTATCCTGAAAAGGAAAATTAATACCGTATGTTTTACCGTTAGCCATTACCTATAAATACTTTAACAATATAAATTATAAAAAAAAGAGGACCGAAGTCCTCTTTTATATTTGTTGTTTGTTAAAAATAACAATTAACCTTCACAAGCAACACACTGTAAGTCATTCAAATTCAATTTCTTTCTTGCGAAAGCTTGAGCCGAATTCATTGAGTGTTGGTAATATAATGTCTTCACACCCAACTGCCAAGCTTCAATAAGAAGTTTGTTAACATCCCTTGTCGGCATGTCAGGTGAAATCATTAGGTTTAGTGATTGTGATTGGTCAATATAGTCTTGACGAACCGCAGCTTGATTAATAATTGATGATTGATTAATCTCAGCAAATGTTCTGAAGATATCCTTTTGTTCGTCACTTAAGAAGTCTAAGTGTTGAACTGAACCATCATTTTGTTTGATACTGTTCCACACCTCTTTAGTATCCTTACCTAACTCAACCAATACTTTTTTCAATACCGGATTTTTAATGGTTACTTTCATCTTAGCAACATCCTTCACATAACAGTTAGACCAAATCGGTTCAATTGATTGTGATACCTGCCCTAAGATAAATGCTGAAGATGTTGTAGGTGCAATTGCATTCAACGTAACATTTCTTCTACCATAACCTTTTAAGTATTCTGGTTCTCCAAACATTTCAGCCAACTTCTCTGAAGCGGCATATGACTTATCTTTGATAAGTTTGAATACCTCAACATTCAATCTCGCAGTTTCTCTAGTATCAAATGGTAGACCCTTTGACTGTAATAGTGAGTGCCATCCCAATACACCTAAACCTAACGCTCTTTGTCTCTTAGCGAAGTTATAAGCTTTCTCCAAATAGAAGAAACCTCTCCTACCTTCGATAGTTCCGTTATCTCTAATATCCTCAATCTTAGTTAAGAATTCAGTAACAACCGCGTCTAAGAACATAGTCATCGTTTCAACTGCGTCAGTGTCTTTCCACTCATCGTAGTGCAGAACATTCATTGATGACAATACACAAACGAATGACTCTTCTTCAGAGTTGTGAAGTGCAATCTCTGAACAAAGGTTAGAGTTGTAAATCTTCGCACCTTTATCTTTGTATACGTCAACTGTCTTGTTATTCATCGTGTCGTGGAACATGATGTATGGGTAACCAATTTCACCTCTTCTTTGGATTACTTTAGCCCAAATTGCTCTCTTTTTTTCATCACCAGCAATCATCTCGTTCATAAACTCATCAGTTACAGTAACCGCGTGAGTTAAATCTTGAATTGGAAAACCTTCCGTACCAATTTCTAAGAACTCCATGATATCAGGGTGCTCCACTGGTAAATATGGTGAGAAACGACCACGACGTGTTGACCCTTGAGATATGTTATCTACAACACTCTCGAATAAGTTCATAAAGTGAACCGAACCAGGTGCGAGACCATTGTCAGTAATCTCAGCACCTCTTTCTCTAATGTTACCAAAGTAACCAGAGGTACCTCCACCCATCTTACTCATCTCACCAACTTCAGCTTGTGTGTAAAGAATCGACTCAATATTGTCACCAATATTAGAACCGAAACAACTTACCGGTAGACCTCTCTTCTTACCAAAGTTAGCCCATACAGGTGAAGATAGTGAATACCACCCTTTACCCATATAGTCATAAAATTTATCTGCAAACCCTTCAATACCTAACAGATTCTCAGCATAATCTGCAATTGTTCTGATTCTCTGTAACGGTTCTTCACCCTCACTAAGATATCCTCTTTGTAAGAAGGTGATTGATTCTTCATTAATCCATTCAAATGGTTTTCTATCGCTCATTTTTTTTCTTTTGTTTTTAATTAAAATAAATCGTTTGACGTGATTGATTTAGATTTCTTACTGTAGTTAATACTTCTTTTGTTAAAAAAATCCGTGTGTTTGGTTGTTAAAATTTCATCATCAAACCATTCTGTTGTTTCTAATAGTGGTTCGTTAATTTCAAAAATACTATCAATACCAATAGAGTTCAAAGATATGTTAAATCTGTGTTTAATAAATTCCATTGTTTGACTTTTAGTTAAGAAATCTAAGTCACCTTCTTCAAAAATCCAATCTATAATTTCTGTTTCCGCCTCGAATGCCTCCATAGTAGCATTAATAAGGTCTTCTTTTAAACTTTCCGTCCACCACGATGGGTTTTCTTTTTTAATAAGGTTTACCAAATCAAAACCGAACTCAGCGTGGATATTTTCCTCTTTTGATGTTGCTTCAACCGCGTTGCTAATACCTTTCAACATGTTTTTGTGTTTGTTGAATGATAACATAACTAAGAATTGTGAGAACAACGATACGTTTTCTACGAACATAGAGAATAATACTACAGACTCAAAGTAGTCTTTGTTTTCCACTGACTTTGAGTTTGAAATAGATTTCTCTAAGTATTTGATTCTTCTTCTAATNGCTGGTACATCC